TGACGCTAGAGGCGGAACCTAACGCCCCAACCGTATGCGAGAAACGCCGAAAAACGTGTCTTATACGATACGATTGGGGCGACCGACGAGTGGCAACAGCGATCCCGGCGGGCAGGCACCGGCCCGATAATCCGGCCCGCCGAACCCGCCGGGATCGCCATTCTGGAGAGCAACGTGGCAGACATCCTGGCCGACTACCGCGAGTGGAGTGACGCCCAGCCGAGGGCGATCAAAACGCACGGCGACCGCTGCCATATGTGGCATGAGCGGTGCATGATCGACCGGCTCGCGGATGCGCTCGGACGGGCGAGGCTCACCGACGAGGAGCGTGAGGCGGTGGCGTACTACGTCGGCACGGGCGGCCCCGACGCGGTTGACGCCACGCTGCGGGGGCTGCTGGAGCGACTGAAATGAGGGTTGACCCTGACACCTGCACGGACGCCGACCTCCTGGCCGCCGAGGTGCGGCGATTGCAGGCGGTTATCGCCGCAAGCGATACGCTCACCGACGCGGAGCGGGCGGCGATTGAGTTGGCGATAGAGACATGGGTCTGTAAGCCACAACTCAAGGCCACGCTACGGGGGCTGCTGGAGCGGACGAAGTGAGAACACGCAGGATCAGCGGCTCGCGACCGCCGACGCAACTACACCACAAAGCGGAATCGCGAGTCCGCTGCATCCGTTGGTTCTCACTGCAGGAAAAAGGAATGGTTCCAGCAAAAACAATCCGCGTCCGCATAGCCGTGTGCGTGTCGGAGGATGGCGACTACTCCGCCAACGGCTGGTGCAACAAGGGCAAAAACGCCGGTCGCGAGGCGGCCAACATGGCGTATGAGTGCATGGACGGAAACGGCGGCGACAAACAGATTCGGTGGGTGGAGGCTGACGTTCCGGCCTATGAACTCAATGAGCCGACCGTTGAAGGGGCGGCAGTTAGCGTCGATGGGTGAGAACCAGTGTGTCTGCGGAACGTGATAACGCACGGCACTAGATAAAGAGGCTACGGAAGATGGCAGAAAGCCGCATGTTGTGTGCAGCGAAACGTATCACTCCTGATACACAGCCCAAATGAAAGCCACCCTCTCTTTCAACCTCCCCGACGAGCAGGGCGACTACGACGCCGCCCGGCTGGGCCACAAGGCTCTCGCCGCTCTCTGGGACATCGACCAGCGGTGCCGCAGCTTGTTGAAGCATGGGTCGCCAACCGACGAGACGGCACGGCTGGCGGAAGAGATACGGGGGATGATCCCGGGGGAGCTACTGGACACATGAGCGACCAACAGCCTATCGCGTGGATGTTCCGAAACCCCGACGGCAGCGTGAAGTTCGTCCTTGATGACAAGGCACGAGCCGAAGCGTGGGGGCGGAACTTCAAGGGCACGGTGATCCCGCTCTACGAGCGACCGCAGGAAGGGAAGGCATGAGCCTCGCCGCCCACTGCCGCCAACTCGCCGACTACCACGGCGGCACCGACCTCGCCGAGCGTGTGCGGTCTGCACTCGACATCCAACGGGAGCAACGGCTCGCTCTGGCCCAGGCGGCAGATGAGATCGAGCGGCTCAACGCCGAGCTCGCGAAACTGCAAGCCCGCGACGCGTCCAGCGTAGGCTAGAAGCATCGGCCCCGCGTCGGGCAAGCCCCGCGCCAACACTGGAGATACCATGAGCGAGATCAAGATCAAGCGTCGCACCCGCAACGTCAGCATTACCCTCGGCACCGCGACCGCTGCCGCCACGACCATCCGCGTCGATGACATGGCGGGTGGGTGCATCTCGGTCGGCACGATGGTCACGGCATCCGCCTCCCTCCAGTGCTGGGGTGCGATCGAAGAGGCTGGCCCGTATCGCCGGGTGTATGGTGCCGATGGCTCGGTCGCTGATGTCACCCTCGCCCCGAGCACGACCGACGGTCGGATCTACTCGCTGCCCGATGCCGTGTTCGCGGTTCCCTACGTGCGTATCGTCAGCGGCACTACGAACTCGACCGGCACTGTCGGCGTGGTCTCGTTCAAGTCGTGAGCCAGTGCCCACTCGCATACCCACCCACAGGCCGCCGCGTCTCCGCTCCGCTTCCCTCCAGGCGGCAGAGCAATCGAGGCCCAACGCGGCAGCCCGTGGGTACTGCGACTCGCGGCACAAGGCGTGGCGGCTCGCGGTGCTGACGCGTGACGCGTGGCAGTGCCAGGACTGCGGGCGGGTGTGTGCTGTTCGGCGTGAGGCTCACGCGGATCACGTGAGCCCGGTCGTGCATGGCACCGAGGTCTGCCGCGATGGGCGGTCGAGGTATGACGTTGCCGGCGGTCGCTGCCTGTGCGTGCGATGCCACAGCCGGAAGACGAACAAGGAACTGCACAAAGAGCGGGCAGCCGGTGCGCGAGGGGAGGGCGGGTGATGCCTTGCCGGGCACGTCTGAGGAAAACCAGAAGTTCCTATGGGGAGGGGCGAGCGGGGGTAACGGCTCGGGGGTAGGTCTGCCGCCGCCACCGCGTTTTCGAGCCGCAAAAAACGGCAGCCACTTTCGAGGTCAGTCATGGGAAGACGCGGGCCAAAACCGATCCCGACAGAACTGAAGATCCTTCGCGGGAATCCCGGCAAACAGAAACTGAACGACGCCGAGCCGCAGCCGCCCGCCGATGGCATCGCGATGCCGCCGCACCTGGGCGAAGTCGCCGCCGCCCGGTGGCGGGAGTTGCTGCCGATGCTCCAGGCGACGCGGGTGATGACGCGGGCCGATGTCGAGGCACTCGCCCGCTACTGCGATACGTGGGAGTGGTGGCTTGCGGTGCGGGGGAAACTGAAGGCGGAAGGCGACACGTACCCGATCCTCAACGACGGCGGCGAGATCAAGTACATCGCACAGCGGCCCGAGGTCTCGATCGCCCACAAGCTCGCCGGGCAGTTGCGGCAACTGGAGAGCGACTTCGGTCTCTCGCCTGCCGCCCGAGCCTCGCTGAAGGTGGAACCGGATGCCAAGGCGGAAAGCGCAATCGACAAGTTCCGAGCCCTCAAGGCTGCCCGCAAGGCGTGAGCCCGAGCGGGTCGCGGGCTACACCTACGATCAAGACGCCGCCGATCTGGTGGTCGGATTCTTGGAATCGGTGTGCTGCCACACGAAAGACTCCCCGACCGCCAAGGCCGGCGAGCCGATGCGGCTTCTGGAGTGGCACAAGCAAGACGTGATCGAGCCGCTCTACGGGTGGCGAACCGAGGACGGTCTGCGGCGGTATCGGCTCGCGTATCTGGAAGTGCCGAAGAAGAACGCCAAGAGCACGCTCCTATCCTGCCTTTCCATCTGGCACCTACTCATGGAGGGCGAGGGCGAACTCGGGTGCATCGCGGCGAAGGATCGCAACCAGGCGGCGATCATCTTTGACGAGACTGCCGCGATGGTGAAGCGATCGCCCGAACTGGCGGCGTCGCTCGAAGTGGTCGATTCGCGGAAGACGATCGTGTGCATGAGCACGGGGTCGAGCCTGCGGGTGATCTCGCGAGATGCCGGGGCGGCGGAAGGCCCGTCCTACTCGTTCGTGTTCTGCGACGAACTTCACGCGTGGCCCGACCGCCGGCTGTTTGAGGCGTTGCGGTACTCGGGACGCTCCAGGCGGGAGCCGCTGCTCTGCACGATCACGACGGCTGGCGATCGGCGTGACACGATCTGCTGGGAGCAGCACGAGTACGCGGAACTGACAACTGCCGATCCGAACTACGATCCCCGCTTCTACGGCAAGATTTTCGGGGCGAAGACTGACGGCTCGGAGGACTACTTCGACCCGGTGGTATGGCGGCGGGTGAATCCCGGCATGGGCGTCACCATGACCGAGGAATCATTCGCGGCGGATGCCCGCGAGGCGAAGAACAAAGCGACCAAGCTCAACGGGTGGCTCCGCTACTCGCTCGGGGTCTGGACAGAAAGCACCAACCGCTGGCTCGATCCCGAGAAGTGGGCCGCGTGTTCCGCCGGCCCGACCTCGCCCTTCGCTGGGCGGAAGTGCATCCTCGGGATGGATCTCTCGAAGAGCACCGACCTCTCCGCGATGGTCGCTCTCTACCCGTGCGAGGGCGACGAGTTCGAGGTCGATGCGATGTTCTGGGCTCCCCGCGATCTCATCATGGAGCGGGAGCGAACCGACCGCCAGCCGTTCCAGCATTGGGTGAACTCGGGGTACATCACGGCGACCGACGGGAACGTGATCGACCACTCGAAGATCCGCGAGTACGTGCTGGAGTACGCGAAGGCGCACGAGATCGAGCACATCTACATGGACTTGACCGGGGCGGTGCAGTTGGCGGTGGAACTGCAAGGGGCGGGGCTGAAAGTGGCAGGATGGTCACAAGGCTTCCGAGGCATGAGTTCGGGTACGAAGAGGCTCGAATCGCTCGTGCTTCAGAACCGGATACGCCACGGCGGCAACCCAGTGCTGTCGTGGATGTCGGCGAATGTGACGGTGGAGACGAACTCGTTTGAGGACGTTCGGCCGGTGAAGAAGAAGAGCACGGGTCGCATCGACGGCATCGTGGCTCTGATCTTCGCCCTGGGTGGCTGGGAGTCATCGAAGATCACCAACAAGCCCTCGGTCGAACCCTCCATCCTCATCCTATGATCGCCCCAAACGCTCGCATCTTGTGGCTCCCCGGCGAAGACTCCCGCAACTGGGACTATGAGTCGGGCAGTTGGGCTTCGAGCAATCGCAATCCGAGCGGCGTGAAGGTGGACGCCGAGACGGCACTCCGCTCGACCGTGGTGCTCGCGTGCATCCGCGTGCTTTCGACCAGCGTCGCCGGGCTGCCGTTTCATCTCTACCGCCGGTTGCCGGGTGGCGGGAAGGAGATCGCCCGCGAGCATCCGCTCTATCGGCTTTTACACACGCAGCCGAACTCGTGGCAGACCTCGTTCGAGTGGCGCGAGCAGATGATGCTGCACTTGCTCTCGCACGGGTTCGCCCTCGATGAGAAGGTCTACACGGGCGGGGCGATCAGCGAGATCGTGCCGCTGCACCCGAGCCGAGTGAAGACCGAGCAGTTGGAGAACAACCGGCTCCGGTACACGTACCGCGAAGCGTCGGGCTCTTCGACGGTCTACACGCAAGATGCGGTGATGTCGGTGCGGGGGATGAGCGATGACGGCGTGAACGGCATGAGCACGATCGAGCTCGCCCGCGACGCGATCGGGCTGGCTCGGGCGTGCGAGATCCACGGGGCGACGTTCTTCGGTTCGGGTGCCCGTCCTGGCGTGATCTTGTCCACCGATCAGACGCTCTCGCCCGAGGCGGCTGAGAACACCCGCAACCAGTGGGAGCGGGCTCACCGTGGCCCAGACCGAAGTCATAGGACGGCGGTGCTTCAAGGCGGCTTGAAGGTCAACGAGCTCGGCGGAAACAACCAAGAGAGCCAGTTCCTTGAGGCTCGCCGGTTCCAAGTCGAGGAAGTGTGCCGGCTCTTTGGCGTTCCCCCACACCTCGTAGGCGATTTGACCAGAAGTTCTTTCTCGAATATTGAGCAGCAATCGCTCGACTTCCTGACGAACGGGCTGATGCCGTATCTGCGTCGCATCGAGTCTTCGATCGCTCGCGA